CTGCTACTGGCCAATTCGTATCTGAAATAACAGTTCGCTGATCATGAAACGCATACTGACAGCGATTGCGCTGCTTAGTATAGCAGCACCAGTCTCGGCAGTGCCAGTCGTGCCCAATTTCCAGCAGGGCTCAATGACTAGTCATACCGAGACTGAAAGCACAGTGACTGAAACCATAAACTCAATTGATTATAGGACAGGATGGGAATACAGCGTAACGGGGGTAGGCATCAAGAACAACGGTGCCGCATTGAATCCTCCAGTGAATACATCAACAGTGACAGTAACGCCAGGCGGAACATCGGCAGCGGGTGCAAACGGAGCAACCGTAACAGGAACCGTGACAAGTTCATTCGACTCATTAGACTTCTCACAACCCAACAACTTTACAATATCGGACGAAGGCGGGAACTTTCAATTTACCCAGACGTATCAAGGGCCAGGCCTGACCAATCAGACAATAATTCAAAGAGTCACATCCATAGAAAGCGTGACCGACACAACAAGTACCTTTACGCAATAAGTACATTAGTACTATCATTAGCACAACCTGCGGCAGTATTAGCAGAAGGTGTAGGTGGAGTATCAGCTACAGCTAATCCAATAGCTAACTCCTCTGGCTCGGTAACCAATCAAGCAATTCAGGTGCTCCAAGGTCCATACGTAACTAACACCTACGGTGGTGGAGTGTCCTGCCAAGGTACGACTCTTAACATGACACCGTATATTCAGTTTGCAGATTCAAGAAAGGATCCTTGGGAAGATTTTTATAACGAACCACAATATAATACTACAGACCTAACAGGTAGAACAGTACAACAAAGTGTCAGTGTTAAGAACTATCCTTGGGAAGACTGGTACGACACAAGAACATATACTAATGCGAGTGGTAATACTGTAAGATGGTTTGAAGATGGAGATGATATGACAATCGTTCAGGATGTACCTGCTGGAGATGGCGTACCTGATGCAGTACAAAATGGTAACCTCACACCATCATGGTATAAACCTGTAAGAACTGACATGAGAGCGAACCAGAGTTTCAACTTAGGACTCTCTGCTACGCTTTCAATACCACTCAACAGGGGTATGCAACGTAGATGTAAAGAGGCAGCACAAGCACAGATAAACATGCAAAATCAATTGACATCTAACAAGAGGTTAGACTTTGAGATTGCACGACTTAAGAACTGTGGAGAACTTAAAAAGGCTGGCATATTCTTCCACCCTGCTTCACCATATGCAAGCATATGTGCTGATGTTATAGTTACAAATCCAGGCGGTAAGATAACTCCTCACTCACACACGTTACCTCAACCTAACTTTAAGGATTCTTCTTCCGATCAGACTTCTTCTGAGACTCCTCCTTCTTCTTCCGTTCCTTCTCAGTCTTCATCTTCTTCTGATGTTCCTTCGCAAAATTTATCCCAACAAGACCCTTCTTCACCCGATACTCGTTCGTCTTCAACTCAGCCTGAGTCGGACGGTAAGGGGTTTTTCCGAGGACTCCGTTTACCTTGGCAATCACCTGCTTCACCGCAGGCTTCACAACCCTCAGCAGCAGATCAGCTAGGGGTTTTGCAAGTAGGGCTGAACTTGCAGCAACCGACGCAATCACAGCCGTCGTCGTCGCAACCTGTGGACTAGGCAGAAACTGTTCTACTACTCCTATGTCCTCATAGAGTACTACACATATTTTTTTATTAAGGTTATTTGGATCGGGTTGTAACTCGAATCCAGATACCTTTTCTTTTTCATTAGGCCCTACAGATCCTAACCGTGGCTGTAGGGGGCCAGGACATTCGGGATCACCCTCTGGTTCATCTGAAGGAGGTGGTTCTTCACTCGCTCCTGCACCACTATCACCTCCATCACCATCATTATCATTTCTTCTTTCCTCCTCTTCTTCTGGCTCACCATAGACAGTCTGCCATGACAATTCATTCTGTTTATAATTAGGTGGTTCATAGTATGGCATCCCTGCGTCACATAAAGCAACGTTCTGTTTGGGATCATCATTTACTAATTGATTATTCCTATTCGTAGGATTCTTTGCGTTCTCTTTATTAACTACAACACACCCTGGCATATCAACAATAGGAGTACCTGCCCTGACAGTAACAGGAGGTTCCATTGGCATTGATTGAGGTGGATTTACTTCCCAGATACGTTTATCGGGAATCTCAGTTAGGATTATCTTATTCGGATTATATATTCTTTGCGTTCCAATAAAACGAATCCCCGTACCATTAACCTGAATGTTAGGTACGGGGTTATTAATATTAGGGATGTCACGAATTGGATCCATTACTTCTTCTTAATCCATTCAGGTGGTTTTTCTCCTTCCAGATTACTATAGTCTATCCCTAACCAATTAGATCTAGACATTGCTGGATGAAGTATATTTACAAAATAGTCTCTGTGTTCTTGTGCTTGTTTGGCAGTCTTTGCCATACCAAAGTCAGTTGCTTCTATTAGTCCTAGGCCTGCAACCGCAGCAGCGATAACAGCAGCGGCTCCTGCAACCCACTTCTCCAACTTACGGATGCGTTGTTTAAGTCTTTCATTCTCTTCACCCATGAGGCGTTTGTTATCCTCTTCAAGGTCATCTACCTTTGTCTCTAGAGACTTGATCCGTTCATTCTGCTCCCGTTGGAGAGCATGATAAGATTCATCAGACATAATTACTTCCTCTGTTGTGTTACTATCTCCCGATAATTACCATTAGGGTTTGGTCCTAGACCCGTTACGGGTCCAGAACTCTTTGGCCATGCTTCTTTAAATGCAGCACGAACCTCCTCCCGAACTATCATCTGTAGTTCGGTGACTTCTGCGTCTCTTCTTTTTTGGGGACCGTCATTCATATTGTCGAGGACTTGTCCTCCACCTACGATTGTACCAGTCCCTACCACTGCCGCTGCTGTAATGCCAGTGACAGTATCTCTCATGTCCATTAGTTCCAGTGTCTCCTCGTGTCAGCAATTAATCAGATAGGATTTTAGTTGCTATTGCAATACCTGCTACAACAAGTATTCCATAACCTATACCACCCCAAGGGATGATAGATGTAACAGCCTCAACGGGTTGAGCAGGTGGTAGAAATGCCTCAGTAGGAATATCTACTGTTGGGATTGATTCCGCAACACCTAGTTCTGTCTTAAATTCTTTCTCCATTATTGAGGTAGTCCGAATCCAGCAGGAGCTTGAGGTGCAGCAGCTTGATCAGCAGGAGGTGCGAGGTCAGGAGTTCCTACAGGAAGTGCATCAGCACCACCACCAAGAGCTCCTAGTCCACCAGCACCACCACCAAGAGATCCTAGTCCACCAGCACCACCAAGAACCGCTTCAATAGCCTGTTCTTTAATGTTGTCAATGATTGCATCTTTATTTACAAAGACATATGTACCAGCACCAATAATACCAGCAAGTCCTACAGCAGAAATAGATGCCAAGACATTGGCAATACTATTAAAACTTACTCTGCTGGTGTTGCAAGGACACTTCTTTTCTTCAGTCATAATTTTACTCAGTTTTAGGTTTTTGATCTTTCTTTGGATCCAATGTAGCAGGGATGTCAGCAGCAATGATCTTCAGTGGCATCTGTTCAATCCTAATTGTCTGAACTGTTCCACCAGCACCATTAGCTGCAGCAGCCTTAGCAGCTGCGTCCATCTTCATTGTTCCGTCACCCTTTTTACTGGCTGTTTGAATGCCAAAACTCGCCAAAACCCCAGTAAACACTGAAGCTATGAATGTCGGATCAATTTTCTGTTGAGGAATGCCAGGAATTGCCACGTAATTTAAAGTCAAAATTCCGCCGCTCCAAACCAACACGCCCATGCGTACAAATGTACTAATGATAGCGGCTTGCTCGTCCTGATCAGGAAGAAGAGCAGCTTTAGCTTTACCAAAAAATCCTTTCTTTGTTTCGGGTTTCTTGTCTTCTACTTCTTTCTGTACTTCTTCTGTCATAGCACTCCAATTAAAGCAGAAGTATTTAGATAATTAAATCTTATCCACCGCCACGAGGGTAAAGAACTCCAGTTCCAGGCCTCTTTCCTCTCTGAAATGATGTTGTCTTACCAGTTAAATGATTATAATTTGTCGCATTTACTTGACCCTTACGTCTTGTACCAATCGTCACAGTAAATCCACTATCATTAGGTACGTCTGATTCCTTCTGATAACGAATCGTAGAAGCATACCCAACTACAGCAGTAGTTAATTGTGGAAAAGTAAAGTTAGCCATCAGGTAGTCCTCGCACAGAATAATAAACCACGAGTTCTAGTAGACCTTGTATAGTTACCAGTGATTACTGTATAAACTTCACTACCACTAATAGTAATAGTATCTCCTTGTTGTATATTCGCTTCAGGAGTAGCATAATCAAAGTCAATAATTACAAAATCATCAGGCATATACTTAGGACAAGGAAGAACCTTTCCATTTAAAGGCAATCCTTTAATAACAGCATTGTAATCTGCATTTGAATTTACAGACTTTACAGCCCCCGCTGAGTTTTGATTGATGTCATAATTAGAATCTCTATTATACATCCTAGTACTATAATTATAGATGTATGTATCATCAGCTCCACTAGCAACCATAGAACAATAGTCATCAATCACACCATCGTTATGTCTATCCCAGGCAGATTCTGCACACCTTTTTGTTAATGACGGGGCGGACGTACCACCACAATACATCCTAAACGTCATCTTGGGGTTATATGTTTCTCCTGTATTATCAGGAAGTATTGTTGTTAATCCACCCAACCAAACATCATCAAGATCCCAGATATCGGTAGTGAAATTATGTAAAATAAAAGTACCATTAGTATTATCTACTATATCCGTCGAAGATAATGTTGGTTGTTTATATGAGAAGACTACAAACTTTGGATCTATATTAGATCTATAAACATTTAAATCCAATTGATAAGAACCACTTGATGCAACTGTAAGATCAGTTTGATATGTAAAACTATTATCAATTGGACAATTATATTGTGAGCTAACCTCATGTTGACAATCCAAGTAATGATCTCCAGAAATTCTTGGATAATAATAAGGACCAGATGTTTGTGCTGTGTGTTTATATGGAGGAGTATTACTAGTCCAAGGACCAGATGAATTATAATATGGATAGAAAGACGGACCAGATGCAAACTTTATTGAGTTTGTATCATCCACACTAAAGATTCTATATGTAGAACCATACTTCTTATTATCTTGAACCTTAAGTTTTAATACTCCATAGTTTCTGGTTGATCCAGATTCCAAATGCTTATCATAGAAGGCACTCGTAGTTGTTCCATACGATGTATTACTAGTATATACAGTACAACCCCAACCCAAACTACCTGCTGATGCTGTTGCTTCTCCTGGCAAAAATTCTAGATACTCTCCATGTGTATATCCATACCCACACTGATTAACAT